GAGCCATTAAGCATAGTAGCTAAAGGCATAACTGCACTATTGTTACGAAGAACATCAATAAAATCACCAGCTCTAAAGTCTTGACCAATTAAATTAGAATCATCAGAAGCGTTCATATCACGCTGACCCCAATTGGCTAGTACCTCTGGTGGTAGTAAAACACCTTGAGCAGTTTTTCCATAGATTTTTCCAGCAGCTTCAGAACATTCAAATTCAAAAGCAGCTTCCTCTTGTAATTTACGATCAGTAGGATTAGCCATAGCTCTAATAGCTCTTAAAATGCTAAATCTTCTAATCTCCTGTTTATCAAGACCAATTTCAGAAGGAGTTTCTAAAGGTTTATCATTAGAAATATTTTCTAATAACATTCCTCTAAATTCTTCAACTGAAAGACCATCTTGAATAGCTTGATTGCCTAAGTCTGCTTTGTTGTGTCTTTTCGCTAAATCAATGATCTCTTTCGAGTTTCTTTTGAAATCAGCTTGAGCTTCAACAAATGCTTGACTTTTGACTTCATCAAGATTTATTTCATTCTTTTCTTCCATTTCTTTTTCCTCTTTATGTGAAATAGTTTGTTTAGTTTGAGAACGACCTACTCCGACTAATCGACTTTGATCGGCTGGTATTGAAACCATGCTTACCTCCATTGGAGTAAAAGCTGCACGATAATAAGTTTCATCGTCTTTTTCGACTCGTTCCATTTTGTCAATGCGATAGCCAAGACTCACATTCAAGCGAATCCCATCAACCACATCTTGAAAGACTTCACGAGCAAGATCAGATTTTCCAAATCTGACTAAAGCAGTTGTTCTTTTTGCTTCCTCGTCTAGTCTAAATTCCTCAATCACCCCTATTTGTTTCGTCATATCGTGATCCAACAATAAAGGTGCTGTTTTGCTTTGTATAAATGACATATTTATATCTTCAGCTTTATGTGAAAGAACTTCCTTACCGAAACTTCTTTCAACTGGTTCTTCAGAAGATACTCCCATTCTGACAGTTCTTTTTTCCTCATCAATATGCTGCGATCTAGATAAAGTAATAGTTCTGTATTCAATTTTTTCATCGATTACATTTCTGTCTTTATCTTTTTCTTCATCATCATGATATGGTCTTTCTTCCTCTGTCATCTCCATTTCCATTTCTTCAGAATCATCCTCAACCTTTTTGAACTCAACAATAACACTATTGTCAGTTTCAGAAACATTAAGGATATGTCTATCTTCTTTTTCAATATCCATAATTTTTTCCTCTTTATTTTTAGTTGATAAAGGATGTCTTTCAGGGAGCAAATCTTGATCGTGTTTGCCACCCTGAAACCTTCCATTTCGCAAAGCGAAAAGAAAACTGTTTACTCTTGCATAAGCCCATTGTTCAGCAGATCCTACGTTTGGTCTAACTGAAGCTGGATTAGTTTTGTAAGCACCAATCCCTCTTTCAAATACTGCAAGTAATACTCTATAAGTTGTTCTTTTAGAAGCTGCATTGTTTACTTCTTCATTGTGTTCTTTTACTTTTTCTCGCAAACCTTTTTCGACAGCATCTGAAACTTGTCTATCTTGTTGGGCTTGACTAGCTGAACCTGATTCTTTGCCTTCTCTATATTTTATAGCTTCTAAAACAACATCTTTCATTCTTTGTTCACCAAGAGTTCCTATAACTCCCCACTTCATTTGAGCAATGACACCAGCAATATTTGATGGTCTTGCTTTTTTTTCACCTGACTTAAATTGTTTACCATCTTCAAAATGTCTAGCAACCCATGCTTCTCGTTCTTTGATCCAAGACAGCACACCTTCTGTTTCTTCACCATTTCTAGCTTTTGTCCAAAGATTAAATGCTTCATTACCTCTGATGTTACCACCAGCTTTGTATATGTCATTATCGTTTTCTTTGACCCCAGCAATAAAATCATAATCAAATTGTGGGTAATTAGAATTTCGTAAAGATATTTTTTTATCTTCACCTTTGGTTGGGAAATCTGTTAGATCGTGCTTACTCATCATCCCCGCCTTGAATATTTGCTTCAACTGGTAACTTAGTACCAAAAGGTTGATAAGCTATTTCAATACCATATTGTTTGGCTAATTCAACTTCTTTTTGATGTTGTTCAAATAGTTCTTCAGTATCGCGACCATAAGCAGCAGATATATCTGAATAAGTCATTGTGCCATTTTGCAAACCTAAAACACTTGATTGCATTTCTTTCAATGGATCAATCCATTGGAAACTTCTTGGTATGTAATTTATTGCTCTGGCAAATTTATCGTATTTAGCAATCGGTAAATTGATATAACCACTTGAAATTGCCATTTCTAACCAAGACTTAAAGACTGGATCAATGAAATGTTCAACTACAAATTGTTGATATATTTGAAACATAGAACGATCTTCTAAAGCACCTTGTCTGATTGAAGAATAATTAACACTTGTCAAATCGTTAGACAAAGCATGATAAGAAATATTCAAACCAGAAGCGATTGATCTTAGTACCGATGTAGTAAAAGATTCAAAAGCAGATGTTGGATGGTTTGGATCAAATGCTTTGAAATCCATTCCAGCTGGTAATTGTTCAAAAGTACCAGCGTTAGCATTAGTGACTGGATTGTAAGTATCTTCCATTTCGGAATCACCAACGTATGAGTCACCATCATTAGAAACAAAGAAACCCATTTTAGAAGCACCGACTCTAGCTGCTACTATTTCTGCTTCTAAGTAGCCATTGAGCATTTTTACATTACTCATTACTTGAGCAATAAAAGAAACTCCTCTAGTTTGTTCTGCTCTAGTTGGTAGATAAGCATGAATTATTTCATCTGCTGGAACTCTAATATAAGCATTTTGATTGTTATAAGTTTTGTCGTAAGGATGATTTTTATATAAATGGTAAGCAACTGGTTTATCGTTAGCATCAACTTCAACACCCATTTTTATTTTATTGCCATTACGACCTATATCATTTTTCTTTTCATCTAAATGATCGGCTTCTAAAAATTGTATTTGAAAACCAAAAGGACTGTTTGGATTTTTTATTTTTCTAATTAAAACTTCACCATCCCTTGCTAATGATTCAACAAATATTTTTTGACAATCAGTAAAAGACAATCTGCCATTAGCAGTACAGTTACCTAGTTGTGTCCATTCTTTCCATGCTCTTTCAATTAATAAATTAGCACCAATGTCTAATGATTGATCGTCATTTCTAGCTTTGGATGAAATTCTAATACCATGCTTACCAATAACATTTGAAACCATTAAATTTAAATATCTTGCAATGTAAGGATCATTTCTTGAAAGCTCTCTGGCACGATCTCTAAGTATTCTTATATTGTCTTTTATTTCTGCATCAGCAGAAGCAGACGAAGTCAAAAAGTCAGCAAACAATCTACCTGTATTTGCACCTTGATAACTTCTTTTGAAGCTAAATTTCTTTTTAGGTTTTCTACCTAATAAATTATCGTACCAAGCCATTATGTATAGTCAGTTGGATTAAATGTTTCTGTTGAGCCAAATTTTACTTTTACAGTATTCCCTGACCCCCTATTATTTTTAATTCTTGCCATTTTAACTTCTTTTAAATATTCTGTTTTGTATCTATCACGAAAAGTCATTAATTCATCAACAGATAATCTTGATAAAGACCGACCAGCTATGGACATTGAACTTTGATCCATAGTTGCACGATTGGAAATGACAGCTTCAATTGCATCTAAAACTATTTTTGCATGACTTCTAACAGAAGCTGTTGTAGTTGCATAATTATCTTGTATCTCTGTGTAACCTTCACCAATTTTTATTCTGGCAGAATCAGATGATCTAGTTATGTAACCAATCCAGTTGTATCTACCTTTGGTAAAAGAAGTTGTGCTTGATGTTGAAATAATATATTCATCATTTGCTTCAGTAGCTGTCAAAGTAAAATTAGCAGCAGTAGAACCATCAATTAGATTAAATTCATAAGACAAAGCATAAGATGCTGTTGGATAATCTGTAGATAAATCTGTACGTTTCCATGCCCAAAAGTCACCAAGCTGTAATTCAACTGGTTCTGTAGTTGGAAAGTTAGAAGAATCAAATAAGTTGCTCAAGCAAAAACCTCATTAATTTTAGATATATGTAAATCGAATTATACCTTATATCTGTATATAAAATAAGATTGAAATTATATAATCTAATTTAATTAAATTTTTACAAATTATGGATGATTTTTATTTAGTTTATATTTTAGGTTTGTGTGCTTTTATTATCTTCATAGATAATTATTATCCTAATGCTATGACTGTAATTAAAAAAAAATTTATTAAAAATTTAAAAAAATATTGGAAAGCACTTAAAGAGTATGATTCTGGTAATTAATCATTTCCAGCTATTAGCAAAATTACCTCTGTTACGATCAATTCGCAATCTTTGTTTTCTTTTTGGTTCAGGTGGTCTAGTTTCACCTGTAAGTGTTTTTTCTTCTAAGACATCAAAGTTTGGATTCAAGATATATATTGCAGCAAAACAATAAACCAAAGTATCTAATGCTTCATTCCGATCTCTTATTTGTTTCCAAACCATAGTAGGTTTACCTCTGACATATTTTGTAATTCTTTTTTCTGCTGTTAGTTGTTTAAAATATTCTTCATCTATATCTGCTGCAAAATGT